CGCTCGGCAGCCGTGCGGGTCTTCCACCAGTTCGTCTGGCTGTACTCGTCTGCGGTCGGCTCGCGCCCTTCCAGGTAGGCGCTGGCGATGACGGCGAGCATGTCGGGCTCGCGCATCCACGGGCGCAGCTCGGCCTGAGCGTTGAAGTCCGAGTAGAACTGGGTCCACGGGTCGTCGTTGTCGCCGCCCAGGGCGATCTCGTTGATCCGCCCGGCCAGCCAGGGCGCCTTCTGGGCGAACTGGGCGCCGGTCATGGTCACGTCGACCGGCGGCAGCCCGGCATCCGCGCCGCCGTACTGGTTGATGATCTCCTCGCGCGTGCCTTCCCACACGATCGGCGTGTTCGAGCCGTACAGGTAGTAGGCGACGTAGAAGCGACCGTCCACCTGCCACAGCTGCGGGCGACCGGGCAGCTGCTTCGGGTCGGTGTTGCCAGGGTTGACGTTGCTCATCGGACTGCTCCTACGGCCATTCGATGTGGAGGTGACGACCGGACCCGGAGTCGCGGATCAGCGTCTTCGCGCCCATCGCCTCGGCGGATCTCGCTGCCGCCTGCATCTCGGCTTCGGTGCCCACGAAGTCCGACGCCTGGCCGGTCAGGTGCTTGGAGTTCTTCACCCCGCCGGCCGCAGCGTTGCGGGCCGGATCCCGATAGCCGGAGGTGAACCGCAGGCCCGGGTGCATCCCCATCAGCTTCTGGGTGCCCTGCTGGGAACCGGCGGTCAGCTTCTTGAACCCGTCGTGCTTGGGCGGCGGGGCCATCGGGGCGTCGGCGGCGCCGGGGGTCAGCGTGACCTCCTCGCCCTCGGCGGTGGGGACCTCGGCCTCGGCCGGCTGGGTCTCCTCAGGTTCGGGGATCACCGCCATGCCCTGCATGACCGCCGCATCCGTGTTCGGCATCTTCAAGAACGCGCGCAGGTCGAGCACCTGCCCGCCACGCTCGCGCGCCGCCTCCGAGATGGTGTCGAGGATCCCGCCCATCGTCTCCTGGTCGACCTGACCTCCGGGCTGGCCGACCTGGAGGCGGGGTGGCTCCGGGGTCGCCTCGACGGCGGTGCCGTTCCCGACCGGCGGGGCCAGCGGTGCCGGCGGCTGCCGGGTCGCCGCCCGCTCCTGGCGGGCGATCGCCGCATCCGCCTGGCGAGGGTTGGACGGCCCCATGCCGGTCGGGTTGGGGCGGGACTCAGCCGTCATGTTGCCCAGCACCTTCTGGACGTAGGCCGAGACCGACGTGCCGAGCGAGTCCTTGATACCGCCGACCGAGCTGATGCCCCGCTTCTGGGCGGTGTTCGCCCGGCCCTCCCCGGCGAACCAAGCGACGGCCACCAGATCCCACGTCCCGTACTTGCGGTACAGGTTGGTCATCCGGTGCCGGGCCACCCGCTCCTGGGCGGCAGCCGACCAGTCGTTCGGGTTCACGCCCGCCTCGCGCGCCCACGCGGGGTAGAAGGCCTCCATCATCTGCCAGCGCCCACGGGCACGCCCGTACTGCGGGTGCCTCGGACCCATCGCGTCGTAGTTGTTGCCCGACTCGACCTTGCCGAGCGCATAGAGGAACAGGTCGAGCCCAGCCGGGCCGGCGGGGGCGTTGCTCGTCGCCCCACCGTCGGGTCGCATCAGCGTCATCAGCCCATCCCTCCGGTCAGGCGGGACAGGGTGCTGCCCGCTGCCCGCACGATCTCACCCGCCTGCTCGGCCTCGGCCTGGTCTTGGATGCCCTGACGCTCGGCCTTGAAGCGCTGCTCGAACGACTCCTTGAACCGGGCCAGCGGATCCACTCCCTGGATGACCGCACCACCCTGGCCGGTCGCCCCGTCGTCGGCGGCGACGGCAGCGTTGTAGTCGGCCTCGGCTGCCGCCTGCTCGGCGTCGTAGCGCTCACGGTCGTAGCCGGCCAGCTCCGCGGTCAGCAGCGCGATCTCCGAGTCGTCCGGGTCGCGGCCGAGCTGGTCGCGGAGCTGCGACTTCACCGTCTGGGCGAGGGTGGCGTAGTCGGGGGCCAGGTAGGTGGGGGCGACGAACGGGGCGCGGTCACCGCTGCCGCTGCCGTCGCCCCCTGCCCAATCGTCGCCCATCGCCTCCTTCTGCTTCTCCAGGTCGGCGAGCTGCACGATCCAAGACGTTCCCTCGGCGTTCGACATCCACAGCAGGTCGGCGAACGCCTTGACGGTGGACTGATCCTTCCGGCCACGCACGTAGCCGTCGAGCATCCCGAGCGCCGCCATGCGGTCCTGCACCCGGGCCAGGTACTCGGTGGACAGGTTGTCCAGCTCCCCGAACTCGTCGCCCGCGCGGTAGCCGTACTGGTTGTTGAACGGCCCGGCCGTGAGATCCCCGGCACGGGTCTTCTTCGACTGCGGGCCGATCAGCCCGTCCTGGTACTGGGCGACCAGATCCCCGACCTCGGGGCTGTTCACGTCCAGCCCCGAGTCGAGCCACATGAGGATCTGCTGGCCTTCGGCCGAGCGCGGGTCGACGCCGAGCATCGACACCCGGCGGATCAGGCTGCGGTCGTACTCCTCGCCCCGACGGACCTGGGCGTCATCCACCCGGCCGGCGGCGCGCATCATCGCATCGAAGCCGCGGCTGAACCCCCGTGCTGCTCGCCGACCAGAGGCGCCGGCCCGCCCTTCGACCGCCCGCGGTGATCCCCGGAACGAAGCCGGCCGTGGGGCGGGTCGCGCCGCCGTGCCTAGGTATCGCTGACGCTGCGCCGAGTCGTCCCGGTCCGGGTACCAGTCGGTCATCAGTCCTCCGAAAGCTCGTTCTTCAACAGACCAGACCAGATCGACATGAACGCCGGGTTCTGCTGGGCGAGGCGCAAGCCGGCGGTCATGAGCTGCCGGCGTTCCAGCGCGGCATCGCTACGTCCGAGCGTGGCGGTCGGCGAACCGGTGCGGCGGCGCAGCAGGTCGAGCGAGCGTGCCCGTAGCGCCATGTATTCACGCAGCGGCTGGGTGAGCGGATTGTCGTCCAACGCCTCGGGCGCCTCACGCACCAGACGCTCGACCTGCATGATCTTGTCGCCACCGCTCGGCTGGAGGATCACGTCCATCTGCCAGCCCGGGTGAAGCGCGTCGAGCTGGCCGCGGGCCTGCGCTCGAGCCGAGTCCCGCAGCGCCGAGGGCAGCATCTCGGTCTGGGACTGGACCCGAGCCCAGATGGCCCGTGCCCGCGCCTTGTTGGCGAGCGCCTGCTGCTCCTTCGGGGTGAGGCTCTTGCGCTCACCAGCGAGCACCTGCGTGGAGAACACGCTGAAGTCGAAGTCGTCGGCCTCGGCGGTGGGGGCGAAGAACCCGGCGATCAGCGGGAACTGGTCGACCACGTCACGGTTCGCTTCCATCCACCGCTGGCCTTCCTCGGTGACCGGCAGCTCCCGGCCCTGCGAGGTGGTCTTGCCCTGCACCACGTAGAACGGCTCCAGGCCGTACAGGTCGTAGAACTTCTCGGCAGCCACGTCGCCGCCGTAGGTCTCCTCCAGGCGGAAGTAGTCGTTCCGCAGCGTGGAGAGGGCGAACCACTTGCCTGTCGGGTCGTTCTCGGGGTCCCAGTCCGCGTTCTCGGTGTCAGCGCCCTCGATCTTCACCTCGCCGGACATGTTCGGCCCGGTGGGGCCGGCGAACTGGGCGGTGCCCCGGAATAGCAGTAGGTAGTGGGCGTAGCGCTCGGCGTCTTCGAGAAGTCGATCCGAGTCGGCGCCGGGGTCGTACTCCCCGGAGGCAACGAGGGCGCGCATCGCATCCCCGACGGTGGAGTTCCACTGTCGCTCGTCAATCCCGCCTTCGGTGATGGCGTTCGCGACCTTGCGGAACCAGGCGGGAGCGAGGGAGCCGACGACACCGCCGAAGTTGAGGAGGTCTTCGGGGTCGTCGTTGGCGCCGGTGCCGAACGGGGCGATGAACTCGCGGAGCCGTTGCGTGTCGGGCGTGCCGAACGCGGTGGCTGCCCACTGGACGACCGGGCCGAAACCGGGACCGACGCCGGTGGCGATGAGGTTCAGGCCCTGGAGGGGTGCTTCGGGGGCGACCGAGAAGTCGGGGGTGTCACCGGTGAGAACCCGGCCGACCGTCTCGACGCCAGCCATCGGCACGTTCTGGAGGCCACCGCCACGCTGGTTCATCTCGTCCACAAACGTCGACAAGAACCCGCCGCCCGGGTAGCGGAACACCTCCTGGCCGTACTCGTTCACGTAGAACCGGCCTTGCTCGCGCATCTCCTGGTAGCCGGCCTGCGCCCGGATGAAGAACGCCGGGTTCTCCTTCAGCAGCCGGGACCAGTTGAGCGTCACTTCCTTCCAGGCGTCGAGGAACGGCACGACGGCGACCAAGGCGTCCTGCGCGGCACCGCGCTTGGTCACGTCGAACAGCAGATCCTTGGCGTCCTGGGCTGCCTTGGTGACGATGATCGAATCCAGGTCGGCAACCGTCTCGATCACGCCTTTCGAGCCGGCGGCGTTCTGCGCCGCCTGGGCGAGCCGGGAGAACTCGTCGTCGGTGAGGCGCATGTTCTTGGAGAACGCTTCCAGCGCCTCGCGCCGCAGTCCGTCGTTGGCGAGGCCGTCCATCAGCTCCTCGCCCCGGCGGATCATCGACTGGCGGAAGGCGGGGAACCGGGCCAGGCGGGACGTGGGGCGGGCGGTGAGCACGTCGAACAAGGTGTCGACCGCCCGATCCATCATCTTGATCCGGGCATCGGCCATGTGCTCGACCTTCACCCGGGCCGGGTTGATCCCGCTGCGCGCCTTGCCGGACAGGAAGGCGTGGAACGCCGCGTCAGCGTTGCGCCCCTGCTTCGACCTCGCCCCCTCCCACGGGATGCTGCGGTCCACGATCCGCTGGATGATGTCCTCATCGAACCCGGCAGTCTTGGCTTCCACCCGACGGGCCAGACCGGCAGCCCAAGAGTCGAAGTCGGACCCGAAGTCGAGCAGGCTCGCCGCCTCGTCATTCACGCGGGCCAGACGTTCGATCGAGCCACGGCCCTCGGTCATCGCCCAGTCCTTGAACTCGGTGAGGTTGCCGCGCAGCTCGGCCATCTTGCGGCCTTCGTCAGCGGCGGCGATCTGGCCCAGCTCGCCCCGCCACCCCCGGTAGGAGTCGTTGAGCAGGAAGCCGTCGTCGTTCAGCTTCACCGAAGTCACCGAGAACACCCGACCCCGGGAGGCCACCTTGTCAGCGAGGCGGGCGGTGCCCTCCTTGGCGATCACGTCGGACACGCGGGCAACGTCTTCCAGGTTGTCGCCGGACAGCGACTTCAGCTCGTCCCGGTTCACCACGTTCGCCATCAGCCACCGGAACGGGTGGTTGTAGATCGAGTCGTAGTGGGCGGCAGCCAGGCGGGCCTGTTCCTCGGCGCCGATGCGGACCACGTAGGCGGGGCGCAGGATGGCGAGCGGCTTGAACAGGTCCCGGGTGATGGTGCGGGTCGCGTCGGCGGTGACCTCCCAGCCTTTCGACGTGTAGACCTTGCGGAGCAGCGCGTTCTTGGTGGCGGCACGCCGGATATCGGTCACGTCTGGCAAGGCGAGCGACAGGCTGTTCAGCTCGCTCGTCATCTGCGGGGTGGGGATGATCGTCTCGACCGTCTGGCCGTCGAAGTTCTGGACGAGCTTGCGATCGGCGAACGGCACGTCGATCGGGTCACCCCAGGAGTCCACGCCGTACTCGCGGAACGCTTCCAGCTCGTCCCGGTACTTGGCTGCCACGTCCTTCAGGGAGGCGAGATCGCCGTCGCCGAGCTGACGCCCCACGTGGTCGAGCGCGTCGGTGGTGATGTCGAACAGGCCGGCGAAGTCGCCTTCGTCCAGGTCGACCATCTGGTTGTAGATGACCCGCCGGAAGCCTTCGTCCACGTTCGCCTGCCGCAGCAGGGAATCCATCTTCTCAGCCGACTCCCACAGCTCGTCCGCGCTGCCGGCGCTGACCACGCCGGTCGGGGCGAGGCCGGACAGCTTACCGTTGGGGCCGAGGAACTTCAGCGGACCGCGGGTGGTGAGCGGGTTCGACTTGACGAAGAAGCCCTTGCCGCGCAGCAGGCCCGCCTGGGTCACGTCGCCGTGGGCGACCGCGTCGAGCAGATGGGCGGCGACCTCCTCCTCGGTGGAGGCGGCACCGAGCCGGCGGATCATGTCACCGTCCAGACGATTTGCCTTCGACTGCCGCCACGACTTCGCGATCGTGTAGGCGTCGGCCTCGGCAAGCTTGGACAGCAGATCCTTGGACCGGAAGAAGTCGCTGGCCTGCTCGACCAGCACAGTGTTGCGGCGGGCGCCCTGGATGGCTCCGGCGGCACGCATGATGTCCGCCGCGTCGCCCGCCTTCAGCGTGCGAGCCGCGGTCACTGCCTTCGACGCGCCGCCAGTGAGCCAGGCCAGCGGGTCCAGGCCCACGTCCACCGCGAACCCGGAGATCCCGGCCACCAGATCGTAGGCACCCTCGCCGGGGTCCACGAACTGCCCGATCGTCGCGCCAGCGATCGCCTGACCGACATCGGCACGCCGGCCCCGGATCTGAAGCGTGCGCTCATTGCGGGACTCCGCGCCCGCCTGACCTCCGGCGAAGAACCCGGTGCCGAACAGGCCACCTTCGGCCGTCTCGTCCACGTCGCCCTGGAGGGCGTTGACGAGGGCCGAGTCGCCGTAGCGGTTGTAGTTCTCGCGCAGGTTCCCTTCGCCCGACGCCATCGCCAGCACCGACGTGAGCGGGCGCTGCACGACCTCCTGGGCGAGCGTGTCGGCGATCAGAAACGTGCCCCGGATCGCCGGCTTGATCGCCTTCTCGTAGGTCTGATCCAGCAACCACTCGGCACCACCGGTCACCCCGTCGACCACGTCGCCGAGCGCATCGCCGCCGAAATCGCGGATCCGGTCGAAGATGCCGCCGTCGTCCTGTTCGATCAGCCGCTGCTCGATCTCCTCGGGCTGGGGCGCCTGGGCAAGCGCCTGCATCAACCCGGCCGACAGGTTCGGGTGTCGACGAAGCAGCGCCGACGCGCGTGCCGCCTGCTCGCCGGTGAACGTGCCAGCCAGCTGCTGGTAGGCGACGCGCCGCTGACGCGCCTGCTCCAAGGCGCTCATCTCGATGTCGTCGTCCAACCAGTACCGGTCAGGCACGCGACAGCCTTGCGATCAGGCGTTCCAGCTCCGGGGTCGGGGACACGGCGTACAGCGCCCGTGCAGCCATGTAGGCATCGTCGGGAAGCGCCTTCGGGGGTGCCCCCGGACCCGCGCCCCAGTCGACCCCGGCGGTCAGCGGCTCACCAGGCCGCTGCGTCGGCGAGAACGCCCCGGCCGGTCCCATGCGCGGCGGGCCGGCAGGGGAGGTGGTGGGAGCAGGGGCGGAACCTGCGCCTCCCCCGCCGGGAGCGGGAGCGCTCAACGGGGCAGCCGACTGCTGCGCCTGGAGCGCCTGGTTCTGACCGTACGGCAGGCCCGTGACCGGCGGGGTCGGCACCCGGCCGTCCGTGCGCGCGGACAGGGCGCCGGGGCCGGAGACGGCTGCCGGCTTCGACGGGCGTTGGTATCCGCCCCTGCGCCCCCTAGCCACGGTCGCCTCCCGGGTGTAGACCGAGGTGCATGGCGGTCTTCATGCGTGGCATCGGCATCTGCATCCTCTGGCTGATCGCGCCATCGGCAGCGCTCGCGGCCGGGGCGTTCCTGCTCGGCGGGAACCTGCTGGGCGCGGTCGTGGCCGGGGTCGTCGCATGGGCGGCGATCCGAGGCATCGCCGCCCTCGGCGACGGGCTGCCGGCGTAGGGCTCAGCCACCGAGCATCACCTGGCTGCCGCCAGAGTTCGGGTTCCCGCCCTGACTGAGACGCGCCATCATCTGCGGATCCGTAAAGAGTTCCTCCAGGCCCGGCGGCTGCTCGGGTAGCGGCGCCTCCTGCGCGGCCACCGGCTCCTCCTCGGGCATGAACACCGACTCCAGCACCGAACGGGTCTTGCCGGCCGGCATCATCTCGATCACCGCCTGGATCGCCCGCGGATCACCCTGCTGGGCCATCTGCATCAGCGTCTGCTTCATGACCTCCTCGGCCATCTCCGCGTCCAGCTGCTCCTCCAGGCGGACCAGCGACTCGTCCAGGCCATCCAGGTTCTCCTGCATGATCTTCTTCGAGATGATCCCCGCCGCCTGGAGCTGCAACCCGCCGACCAGCTTGCGGGACTCGTCCCAGCCGGCCATGAACCCGTACCGGCGCCGCGTCCGGTACGAGCCGGCGATGTCCCGGGACGGCTTGTACGTGGTCGCGAACCGCTGCCCCCGGTACTCGCCGACCAGCGAACGCTCCTGATCGCCGAACGTGCGCTCCTCGAACTCCAGGCGCATCGAATCCATCGCCTCGCACGCCCGGCGCAGCACCGTCTGGTAGGTGCGGATCTCCAGCGACATCGACTCACCCAGGGCGTCGATGCCCGCCCCCGTGGCCCACGACGACGGCGACTGCGCGTCATCCGTGACCGAGTAGCGAGCGGTCGTGCGGAGCTGGCGTTCCAGCCGGTCGATCGCCTGGAACGCCTGGAACGGCATGTTGTTGGTGACCTTCTCGACACGCGTGCCGGGGTCGAACTCGTTGATCGCGAACCGGCCCTTGCGGTACTCAGCCGGCGCCTGGCCGAACACATTGGTCTCGCCGTGGACGTTGTCGAGGACCCACTGGGCTTGCAGCACAGTCATCCGGGCGTGCATCGCCATCAACCCGATCACATGGTCGTAGTGGCCCTGGAGCTTGTTGAACGCGAATCGCTTCGGCAGCACGAACCCAGCGCCGGTGGTCAGCACGTTCGGACGGAACTCCAGGCAGATCCGCTTCTCCGGCACCACCCACCAACAGCCCCGATGGTCGTAATACTCGGCGACCCGGAGACCCGTCGACTGGGTCTCCCACTGGGACTGGTTCGGCCAGGCGACCGGCTGGTTCGCGTTCGCCGACTCCAAGAACGCCCGGGTGTGCTCCGGGTACATCTTGATGAGCACCTTCACCGGGACCTGGCGCACGAAGGCCACGTCCTCCGGCTGCTGATCCACACCCCAATCCCCCGGGTACGTCTCCATCGGGTCCCGCAGCTCGAAGTGCAGGTAGCGCAACCCGTCCGGGGAGATGCGGGGCACGCCCACCCAGGCGGCGAAGCCGTAGCCGGGCAGCCACAACCCGACCTGGGGCATCTGGGCTTCCAACGCCTGAGCGTCGTCCTGGTGGCGCAGGATCTTCTCGCGCAGATCCGCCTGCTTCTTGGCGATGTCCGTGTCCTTCACCGGCAGGACCCGCAGGTCCGGCACCTGCTGGAGCTTGGTCGACAGGTGCGTGATACCCGACAGGATCGGGTTGCCGGCGGGGAGCTGATCCAGCACCTCCATGTCCCGCTGGGCACGGGGACCGACAAGGGCGCGCAGGCCCGCCAGTCCGCCATCCATGAGATCACGGATCCGGCGCTGCGCTTCCTTCGAGGCGGTGTTGGTGGTCACCAGGTCGTTCACGCGATGGCACACCTCATGCACGTCGCGAGGATCCACGTAGTTCGGCGTCCCGACAGCAGCGAGGCTCACTTCGGCTTCCGACCTTTCCTCAGCTCCAGCCCGTCACAACGCGGGCAGAGCGCCAACTGCACATCCGCCGCCACGAACCGGGCGACCGCGACGCGCACGTCCTGACCGCACACGCCGCACGACGCCCGGCGCGAGGTGACGACCAGATCCATCACCGACGCCACCAGCGGCGCGGGAAGAACAAGTGGAACCGGCGGGGCCAACCCCAGCCGGCCTGCGCGGGGGTGACCGGGCGGCGACGGGGCTTCACGACGCAACCTCGCTAGAACTGCCGTTATCTGGCGGCTCCCAGCCGAACGCCAGCCGGACGAGGTTGCGCCAACCGGCGGTCGTGAGGTCGGGGCGAGTGCGACCGTTGATGTACCGGGAAACGGTCTGCTGCGACACGCCGAGCAGTTCGGAAATCTCCTGCTGGACCCTCGGGCGCCCAGGCCCCATCCGGTCCCGAACGACCTGCGTAACGACGTCGATGGGGCTACCGAGATAGACCAGATCGTCAATGCGGGGAGGTGGGGTGGTGCCCACTTCGGCTGTCAGCCAGGCGAAGTGGCCCGTCTCGTTGCCGTAGAGGGCCTGGTAGGTGGTGACATCATCGGTACGCATCCGATGAGTGTAGGGGACCCTCTCGCTAGTCGCCGTTGTCGCCTGGTCGGTCACAGCCCACCACCCAGATCCGCGTAGTCCACCGTCATCTTGCGCGACTCCGGTCGCTCCCAGGTGTCCATGATGAGCTGGGGGAACCAGCTCGCTAAGACCAAATCGTCGTCCGAGTGCTTCGAGTTCGCCCAGTCAGGATCGAACGTCAGAAAGGTGCGGATCAGCCGGTTTAGCCGGTCATCCCCGAGACCGGGCTTGCCGGGCAGCGTGATCCCCGGAGGCTGGGTCCGCATCCGCTGGAACATGGCGATCGGGCCGATCGCGAGGCTCTGCTTGTTCACCCTCGACGTGTACGTGGCGTGGATCCGAAGGTTCTGCGTGTCGATCAGCCGCTTCACCTCGGTGTCGATCAGCCACGACTGAGCCATGTTCTTCTCGAACGCGAACTCGCGGACGCCGTACTTCGCCGGCCACGTCGACAGGATCTCGCGCATCCCCACCACCGACGCCGAGAACTCCCCGCAGTCGATCAGATGCCGCTGGATCCCGTCGTACCCCCACAAGGTCGCCGCCACCGGCTTCGCCTCCGCAGGGTCGATGCCAGCGATCAAACGGCAGCCGGAAGGGATGTCCCCCACCCCGCGAGTCCCATCGCGGATGGCAGCGATCTCATCCGGCGTGATGTACGTCGTCGCATCGGTTGTCGGGTTGTTCTGGTAGTTCCGCTCGAAATGCGCCGGGTTCTCCCGCTTCTGGCCCCACAGCCACGCCCACGACCGCTTCTCCGGCCACAACAAGCAGTCCTTGTGCTTGTCCACCTCACGCTCGGGCACGATGCACGCCGGATCATGCGAGCGGTACACCCGCACGTCCCACTCGTCCGCATGATCCCGCAGCACATGCCCCGGCAGATCCTCGATGTGCTGGCGCGACATGATGAACGCGACCCCGGTGTCCTCCTCCTTCCTCGACAGGAAGTCGGTCAGGAACCACTCGGCATCGGACTCGCGGTTGGCCGGCGACAAGCAGCGCTTCCGGTCCTGCGGGTCATCGAGGATGACGAGGTCCGCATCCAGACCCAGGATCTGCCCGCCGGTACCGAGCGCGACCATCGTGGGCGTCTTGCGGATCTCGGTCCGGTTGGCGATCGTGAACTGCGAGTTCGTCCACGGCAGGCCGCTGGTGCGCCCGGGGACGAAGCTGCGCTGACTGCCCAGCACGGCCTCGCGCAGCTTCTCGTTGTGCTCCAGGTGCTGGCGGATGAACCCGACCATCTTCTCGGCCAGACCCTGCGTCTTCGACACCCACAGGATCCGGATGTTCGGATCCCTCGCGATCCGCATGAGGCAGTACTTGATGAGCAGGTGGGAGTTGTGGGTGACGACCAGATCCCGGCCGGCGGCGAACAGGTGATCCTCGGCGGCGACGGAGAAGCAGACCGTCTCCCGGTCCGCGACTCGCTCGATGGAGCGGATGATCCGACGGGGAGCCCGCGACGCCTGGTGCTCGGGCACCTTCTCGAGCTTGCGGCGCAGGCGGAACGGCGGCATCCCGTCGGGGAGGAGGATCCCGACGGTCCACGCCGGCTTTCCGTACACCCGCTCCCGCTGGGCGTCGTAGTACCAGGGGGTCTTGGCGTACTCGGTCCAGGTGCCGCCCAGTGAGGTGACGATCCACTTCACCGCCTGCACCAGCGAGGGGTTCGTGGAGCTGAACGACACCTGCCCGGTCGACCCGCCCACCGTCCCGTCGGTGTCCATCAAGCCCTGCAACAGGGCGAGCCGGTTCTCCGCGGTCGAGTGGAGGTACTCCTCGGGGACGTGCTTGTTCCCGAACACGTCGAGGTCGCGCAGCACCCGCTGCAAGCCCTGGCCGAAGGCGCTGCCGACGAAGTGGACCGTCTCGGCGCGCCCCTTCGTCACCCGCCGTGTCGGCGTGAACCCGGCGTCCACGAACGCTTGGACGATCTCGGGGTCCGCCGACGTGATCGCGGCGGCGGTCGTACTCCCGTCGCCGAGCCAGCACCCCAGCAGGTACGGGTCGAAGGGGAGGTCCTCGTCACGGCCCTTCAAGGGGGCGATCATCGGGATCCGGCGAAGCGATCCCGTCCCGAGAGACTCCCGCAACTCGTCGGTCGTCTTCACCTGCCAGGAGTCCTGGCGCGACCGCTTCTGCCCGGCGGCGGCGTAGCGGGTCTGCACCGCCCACCGGTGCTGGCCGCACGTCACCAGCGACGACCCGTCGCCGAAGGTCACCTCCCACGCTTCCGTGACCCCCTGGGGGAACACGCCCTCCACCCGAGTCCATCCGCCGTCGCTGCCGACGAGGAAGTCCCCGACCCGCACCGCGCTCGCCGGGATCCACCCCTGGTCACGGGTGAGCATCGGCGTCTCGGCGTCGATGGCCTTCCCGAAGCGCTGCGGGGCGAGCAGCAGCAGCTTCTTGCCGGTCGACACCGTCTGGTCGATCGCCTCCACCCACTCCTTGTGGAAGTCGGGCAGCTGGTCCTCGGGGAAGAAGACCTCGGTGAACCGGGTCAGATCCGAGAACAGCTCGGTGTCGATCTCCGGCGCCGGAGCATCGGCCAGGTCACGATCCTGGTGCCACGCCTTCATCAGCCGCGAGATCGTGCCCTTGTTGATCCCGGTGAGGGTGGTGACCTCCTCGTAGGTCATCCCGTCCTCGATCAGCTCCGGCCAGCCGTCGGCGCAGAACTCCTCGTAGGCCCGACCTCGCACCGCTTTCGTCGGGGCCGACCGAGGCGATGTTCCCCGCTTGTGGCGGTCACGGTGCTTCGCGTTCAGGTACCGGGTGTTCCCGTGAGCCTCGTCAGGGAGAAGCTGGTTGCAGCCACATTGGCAGCGGCGCACCAGTCCCATGCGAACACACCGTACCTGTATCGGCAACACAAGTCACGCACGGCAACTTCAGCCGACAAACGGCCGGTAAAGACTACGCAGCGTGCCTGTCGCCCCCTTCGAGGCCACCCAGAGGCGCGAACCGAGCTTTCTCGACACACCAGCCGGCCAAGACGACCCCTGTTGACGTACGCTACGTAGCGGAAGACGCCGAGACGGCAGACCCCTCTACCGTGGTCCCCGTGAGTTGCCTACGTTGCACCTGACCTGGGAATACACTCATGCATACCTAGGCGGGGGGTGCAGGTTGGGATGCCCGGGTCGATCACGTGCGCACCACGCTACGTGAACTGCCGCCGATATCGTAGGTTCCGTCCACCTGGACTGCACCTCATGTCATCTCATGCTGAACCGAGGGGAAACCGAGCGCTGCCGGCCCGGCTCGACCACATCTCACCGGGTACCGCTCCGAAGCGACGTTGATCTAGGGCCTCAGATTGGACCCTCACCGCGACCAGGCTTGCCGGTCTCCGCAGATTAGGTGTTGACACGTGTCTACAGCCGTGGCATGGTGTCCCCATGACCAATCCCAACAGCACCACCCGACGCCAGCCGACCACCCCGTACGGGCGTCGAATCCTCGCAATGCTCGACACCACCCGCGCCGGCGAGATCGTCCGCGTGGACTTCCCTTCGTCCGGGTACGCGCTGGAGATCGCTGGAGAGTCGCCGGAGGGCGCGCTGTACGGCTGGAACCTGGCGAACGGCTGCTTCGTGGGTGTCCCCCGCCACGCCACCGTCACCCACGGCTAACCGCCCCTCCACGATCCCGCGGACGAAGCCCCGACCACCACGGTCGGGGCTTCGTCGCGTCTGGCGTCCCACCAGAGGACCCTACGTTCGCCTCTGCTGGATTTCGCACCCCTCGCCGGTACTGGCAGCCGGCGACGATGCTCGCACCCCTCTACGGCCCGTACAGCGTGTGTCGCGCGTGACGGTGACGAGGGCGGCGGCGACTCCGGGCCGTGCCCCGGACGCACCCCGGAGCGTCAGCGGAGGGGTGGGGACGGGGCACCGTCCCCCCTCGTCCCCTACCTATGACACACACACATAGGTAGGGGACGCACTCGCGCGCACTCACTCGCTCAAACGAAAGCCCAGGTCAGGAGGTTGTCGCAGGCTTTCCTCGCGCTGGGCTGCCGCGCACTCACCTTTCTAGCCTCTGACCTGGGCTTTCCTATCGCGCGCAGGGTTATCGCGCGCTGCAACGCTACACCGCGTCGAAACCCTCGCGCGCGGTCAATCGCTGGCCTCGACCAGCCGGTAGCCGGTCCCGCCTCGACTGCTGGGGAACGCTTCGACCCGACCTTCTTCCACCAGCCCCGAGAGGGGCGCGCGCAGGGCGGCATAGTGGCAGTCCATCAACTGCGCGAGTGCCCGACCTGACCTGACCTGACCGGCCCGGAGCGCGGCGATGATGTCGTCGCCGGTGACGCTTGCCGGCCGACCTGCTGACCCTTCGGCCGGTCGCCGGTAGGTGATGGCGTCGACGTGCCCCCAGTCGATCGCGAGAAGCGTGTTCCGGCCCGGGTGGTCGATGCTGAGGAACTGGCCGAGGTGTGGGCCGATGTCGATCGGGGCGCCTTGGTGCGACGGCTCCCACTCCTGCTCCCACCCGTCGCGCAGGTGGAGCTTGAACACCGTCCCGCTGGCGAGGTGGATGTTCATCGTGTAGGCGGTTTCTCGTTTGGTCATGTGTGTGACTATCGCGCATACAGGGGGCTACGGTCACGCATTGCCGGTGTCTGCAAGATTTCCGTTGACAGATGTCTACGGACCTGCTTTGCTGATACCGGCAACAGAGACCGACCCCTGAAAGCGAGAGACCATGAGCAACACCGTGACCGAACACCGGCACATGTGGCAGGCGCCCTTCACCGAGGCCGGAGTCCCCGAGCCGGACCGGATCGGCGACTCGTTCCTCGTCTGGTCCAACTGGGAGCCGGAGGGCGAGCGCATCGCCGGCCGCACCTACCACGCGATCGTCCGTGTCGGCACCGATGCGGAGCTGTCGCTTGACCTGACGTGGGTCGGCCCCAACGGCCCGGACCGGATGTTCGCTCCGGTCCGCTTCACCTACGGCCCGACGTGCGGTCGCGCCCTGGCCGCGTTCCTCGCCGATCCGTCGGATGAGACCGCCCGCCAGATCGCCCGCAGCCCCCGTTCGTTCGCCCACTGAAGCCACCTGCGCCTACGTCATCGGCTCCGGTCGGTGGCGTGCCCGGAGGCTGTCCAGTCCCCACCTAGCGAGAGACCAACCCAGGAGAGAGACCATGACCGTGACCGATGTCGAGATGGAGCGGACCGGCTCCCATCACGTGAGCGACGAGTGCGCCCGGGGCGGCTACCGGGAGGAGGTGTACGCCTACTTCCGGGCCACGTGGCGCAAGCGGCCGGTCATCGTGACCATGCAGGCGGACCGATACACGCACAGCAGCGGCCTGTCCGAGTGGCGGATCTACGCCACCGAGGCCCGCTACTTCGATCCGGAGCGCAACGGGGGTCGCGGTGAGCTGGTGACCGACACGGCCCGTCAGCGTCTGTCCGAGGCGTGCCGGCCGGCGGTCGCCGCCTGGCTAGATTCCGACGAGTACCCGGCGAGCCTGGCGGACGCGGTGCGAAACATGATCGTTCGCGAGATGGGCGACAGGTACCGCCCGAACACGGCCCGCGAGCTGCTGGCCCGCTACGGCGACCGGCTCACGCTCGCCCAGAGCGAGGCCATCACCGCCGCCATGGTCGCTCGGGACGAGTTCGCGGCCACGCTGGAGAAGGCGGGCCAGTCGTGACCGCCGCCAAGATCGCCGCCGCTCGCGCCGCGCTCGCGGATGGCGTGGCCCGGGAGTCTGCCCACCAGATGCTCGGCGACCGCGACCCCGCGGTCTGTTCCTGTCGGGAGTGTGGCTGGGCGCGAGGGAACGGCGAGCGCTACGTCTCGCCGGCTACGTTCACCCCGGAGCAGCTTTCGCGGCTCACCTTCGAGGACGCGGAGCGGATGCTCCATTCCGGCAGGATCCGGCAGGAGGATTGGGAGGCATACGCGCACGTCTGGCGGACGATGTCCGATCGTCTCAGCCACGTGGGTGCCGGCTACGAGGCGGCTCCGACGGATCCCCTGGTGGTGGAGATCGTGGCCGGCATCCGGGCCGCGGTCGAGGCGCGGCAGGCGCAGCGATGATCGCCACCCTGCTCCGTACGGCCCCCTGTGTGGCCCTGTACGCCCTCCTGGCGGTCGTGGCCTACCACGCCGTCACCTTGACGGTTGAGACCGCTAGCGGTCTCCTGAGCGCCTTCTAGGAAGTTCCTGTGCCATCCCGGCCTGGTGTCGGGGTGGCCTCAGGTTCCGCCTGGGACCACGAAGCGAGAGACCAACAGGAGTGAACGATGACCCCCAACGAGTACGCGCAGATCATGGAGGCGAACATCGAGCGCCAGGAATGGCAGGCGCGACTGGACGCGATCCGGCCCACCTTCGATCAGCGTTGCCGGATCGCGCGCGAGACCGGATACTGCGCGGATGCCGGCTACTCGACCAGCGAGTGGGCGCCGATGATCCGCACCAGCTCGGGCAGGCTGACGACGCTCGCGTCGTGCCGGTTCGATGATCCCGAGCGCACGATCGCTCGCGTCCTGCGGGCGGTGTCGTGATGGCCGGCACGATCCTGAGGGCCTTCTAGGGCACTCCGGTATCGCTTCGGCTCCGGTCGAAGCGTGCCCGGTCTGACCTAGGACCGTTCACCTACACGAAAGCGAGAGACCGATGACTGCACCGAAGGTGGACACGATCCGCCGCTACTGCGATAACGGCCTGGCCGTTGAGATCCTGCGCGAGCGTGGGATCATCACGGACTTGGAGGCCGAAGCGATGCACGCCCGGGATCGCCGGCAGCGGGACGTGGCCTACGCGGGCATCTACTCCACGTCGGCCCAGCGTCTCGTGCGCTGGGTGCTGGAGGAGATCAGCGCCCCGGAGGCAGCGATTGAGGCCGCTACGGCTGCGATCACCGAGCCGATCCGGGCAGGGGGTGGTAGCGATGAGCGAGCAGATTGAGACCGCTAGCGCCCCTCCTGAGGTGTCGCCGGCCTCGGTGCGCCAGCTGCGGTTCGTGCATGGCTTCGGCTGCCGGCGGATCGCCCGGGAGCTGGGCCTACCGTTGCGGACGGTGCGCGAGTGGTGCGGGGAGGTGCGGTCCGATGGCTGAGCGCGAGCGCGCGAGTACGGCGACTACCCGCAAGGCACTCGTCTGGTTCATTCCGGAGAAGCGGGGCCGCATGGTCACGATGCACGCCTGCTGGGGTGCTGACTTTGCCGGGGAAACAGCGGTGTTCCCGACCAAGCAGGAGGCCATCGACTTCGCCCGGAAGCGATGGAACGTCGACTGCATCGTGCGTGGCGATAGCGGCAGCACGCGCGAGGTGCCCGATGTCGGAGATTGAGACCGCTAGGGCTACCTCGGATCGCGCACGCGGCCAGCTGGCCGCGCAGATCGCGGACGCCGAGGCCCAGTTCGAGCACTACCGGGCCGAACGGCTGCGACTGTGGGCACTCGCCCGCGAGCACGGCTGGACGTACGCGCAGGTCGGCGAGGCGGCAGGCTTGGGCCGGGATGCGGTGTTCGTGGCGTTGAAGCGGGCCGGGCTGATTGAGACCGCTACGGCCCGACGGGAGGGCGACGATGAGTGAGTCGCTGAGGGTGCTCTGCTTCGGTGGCCCGCTGAACGAGCAGCGCGTGCGTATCTCGCCGAGCTGGGGCAACGTGTTCGAGGCGCCCGTTCCCGAGCCGGTGTCGTTCCACCGCTGGGACGAATCTCCCGACCCGATCGCGCCTGCGTTCCGCACGGTTCGCTACGACATCCAGAAGCTGGGCGTGAACCTGGACGGGGAGCCGCTGGTCTGGCGAGTGGCGGTGGCGCAGGGCTTCCCTCTGGACCGGATCACAGACGCGGCGAACGCCATCCTGGTGCTGTGTCGCCTGCCGATCTGCGCGGCGAAGGTTGAGACCGCTACGGCCCGACGGGAGGGCGACGATGAGTGAGAACGAGCACGCGAGTACGGCGATTGTCGCCCCCCGCTGCAAGGATGAGGGCCACGAGTTCGCCTGTCGGTTCGCCTACGGATCGTGCGTCCGCTGCATGCCGGACGACCGCTACTCCTGCTGGACCTGTGGCACGCCCATGCCCGCCTCGGTCTACGCCGTAGCGCCCCGAGAACCTGAGCCGAACGAGGACAAGCGCACCTGTGAGGCGTGCTACTACGCCATCGTGTTCCTGCCCAACGCCCTCCAGGTGATGAACATGGCCCGCTACGCAGCGGGGTTGCCGACCGTTGAGTGCCTGTCGTGCGACGGCCCGTCCTGTCGGCGCTGCGGTGGATCGGATAGCGGCAGCTAGGTGGAGGCGATCGCTGCCGGCTGGTCGTATGGCCGGCTGGCCGAGCTGGTCGGGATGGATCGTGGCGCGTTGCACCGGGCGGTCAAGGCTGCCCAGGCACGCGCGATTGAGACCAGTAGGGGAGGCCGACGATGAGTGAGGACAAGACAGTGGCGATTATCCGGCTCTACGAGATGCCGTTCGAGCGCCGGATGGAGGCGTTGCAGGCCGCTCAGCGCACCCTTGCCGCTCTCGGCCACCGGATGCTGGTGCCCGACGTCGATGAGGTCATCAACGCCTTCATCGAGGCGTACAACACCTATGAGAACGACGACGACGAGCCCGATAGCGGCAGAGATTGAGACCAGTAGGGCTACGACTGGATGAGTCGGTAGCCGACCGCCCCGCGCGCACCGGCGATCGGCTCCAGCAGGCCCAGCTCGACCATCTGCTCGACCACCCGGCCGACCGACTGGTGCGATTTCCCCATGAGCTGGGACAGTTGACGCCCGGAGGCGACCATCATGCCCGGTGCCTTCTCGATGGTGCGGACCACGTCACGCTGGGAGACCTCGGGCGGACGTCCCACCTGGGGCACCTCCCACGGCTCCCACCACACGCCGTTGCGCTGGGCGTGCAGGAGCGGCACGGGCGGGCCGTTGCGTTCCAGCACGTGCACGTCGATGAACCGGCGGAAGTCACGAGGGTCGCCACCGGTGGCCGACGCGAGTTCCTTGGCCTTCTTCGGCTCGTAGTGGGGCAGCACCGTCACGCGGGTGGCCACGGCATCAGCCAGGCGTGAGGCGCCACGCCACAGGTCTTCGGGTTCGGCGAGCGTGGAGTGCTGCGTCTTGGCCGAGATGTGGTGCACGATCCAGATGGCGATTGAGGTCCGACGGGCGATGTCGGTGAGCGCGAGGATCGCCGCTTCGGTCTCGTCGTTGTTGTTCTCGTTGCCGGCGAAGAACGTGGCCCACGGGTCGATGATGAGCACGTCGAAGCCGCCGTCGATGATGGCTGGCTCCAGTCGGTGGTCGATCACCGCGTCGGTGTGCGTGTCCTCCATGACTGTGCCGTCCACCACCGTCGTCACCTTGCGGTGGGTGGTGCGGATGCGCACGCGCTCGAACGTCTCGGCCACCATGCCCGCAGGCCACGTGTCCTCGGTGGCTTTCGCTTGGGTCATCTCCCAGCGGGTGGCGCTGCCCCACTCCCCCAGCTCGCCTTGCAGGTACAGCACCTTGCGCGGGCCGACCGGGCGGAAGTGCGGGTCACCGAACAGCATCCCTTCGCCGCGGGCGAGGATGGTGGCGAGGTTGAGGCTCAACCACGTCTTGCCGATGGCGCGGGGTGCGCCGAGCACGGTGATCTCGCCACGCCGGAGCAGGTTGGTGACGATCGGCTCCGGTTCGGGCGGCATGTCCGCGAGCGCGTCTTCCACCCATCGCAGGCGCAGGATCGGCTGCTCGGGCTCGTTCTCCCCTTGGTCTGGGTCGTCAGGGATTTCGTCACGGGTACGCAACTCGGGCTCGAACGGGGGGCCGTAGCCCTCCGCACGCAGCTCGCGAGCGCGGGTGACGCGAGCCGCGGTGTGGTTGGCGCCGATCTGGTCGAGCATGTGGACGGTGAACGCGTCGTACGTCTTTGGCGTGCGTCCGTCGTACGGCTCGGCCCACGACGGGGCGTTGGACGAGAAGAACATGACGCGCCCGGAGTCGAACAGGACGGCGCCGTGGTCGTTGGTGGATCCGTCGCGGTGCAGGCGGGTGACGTGTTCGCCTTCGTAGATGTCGTCGCCGGCCTTCGACCAACCGGGCAGCAACGTGAGGATGTCCACGTCCCGGTTGAAGTCTTCGATCACCGCGTCCATCCAGCGGTCTGCGCTCGGGCGTTCGACGGGGGCGGGGAGGCTGGCGTCCGCAGGCTGTGTCACGGATGATGGGTCCTCCCCGCCCCCGTCCAGCGTCCGGGCCGCAGCCAGGATCACCGCCATCTCCACCAGATCCACGGTGGCGATGTCCGACAGGACACCTTGGGCGACGGTCCACGGCAGCCCGGTGTTGTGCCCGACCGACGGGGCGATGATCGAATACCCGCCTTCGCCTCGGGTCTCGATCACGACGAGGCCGTCCAGCATCGCCAGCTTCAGGTTGCCTTCCCCGAAGCCGGGGCAGCGCACGTAGAAGTGGACGCCGCCCGACGGGGAGTGCTCCACGTACCGGGTGATCTCGGTCCAGCGTTCCTCGCCGAGCGTGGCGACCGCCTGCTCGCGGAACGCCGGCCACAAGCCCTGCTCGAACGCCCAGCCTTCCATCTCGACCATGTGCAGCCAGCCGGACACCTGGCCGCAGACGACGGCTGCCGCCTCGAACCGACCGGGGGCGAACCAGGCGCGGAGCTGTTCTTTGGTGGCCCGCTCCGACTGGTAGGTCTTCCACTGGAACGGCGGCTTCTTGGACCCGTCCGATTTGATCGGGATGATCGACAGGCCGGCGTCGTGCGCGTCGAGGACGGTTCGCATGAGGCTGCTGGTCGGTTCGGTCATCGTCACTTGCCGCTACGCCTGTCGTAGAAGTCGGTGATGAGGACGACCGCGACGAAGAACGAGCAGGCGGCGATGATCGCCCAGATCATGTGCCGGCCTCGCGAGAACTGCCGTCATCACCCGGTTCGGCGGGCCGTTCTCGCGGGGCCACTACCGAGCGGTTGCAGGCGCACGGGCAGCGCACGCCACCGATGACGCCCTCTCGGACCTGATCGTGGCGGCCCTCGCAATGGCGAGGTGGTGGGGCCGTCAGGCCGAAGCCCATGTCACGGCCCTCGGGCTGGCACTCGAAGCAGAGCACCAGGGCGACCATCAGCGGCCCCTCTCGTCGTTCTCGGCGTCCATCCGCGCTGTCTGGGCCACGTTCTCGAACACGCTCAGGGGCACGCCACC